CAGATGGGGTAGCATATTGTGCTCCATCCCCTGGAGTAAAGCTTGCTCCAGTTCCTGTTACATTATTCTCTACTGGTGGTTCTGATTCTTCAGAAGGTGCTCCAGGAATACCAGGTGCTTCAGGTGCAGGTGGAGTGGGTTCTGATTCCTCATGAAGGATCTCCTTCACTACCCTTGTTAGTCTCTCTCTTACCTCTACCCTGTTCATACTGATCTTAGTTCTTTGACTAATTCATAGTACTGCATCAATGTAACTAAATCATCATCAGTTACCTTTTCAGTGTTAGCAAGTAAAGTAATACCTTTAGTGATTTCATTCACCTTGATCTTTACTACTTTATTATCTATTCCTGTTTCTAACTGAGATAGAGATTTCTGGATGTTCTTTAGTTCTTCATTTACTAAAGCTCTGAGTTTAGTTGTTGAAGAGTTAGAAGTAATAAACTCCTTCAATAAGTTCTTTTGTTCAGGAAGTAATGTAGTATACTTACCATTGAACTTCTCTAATAAGATCTTGTAAGTCAACATCCTTACATCTTTGTCATACTTAGAAAACTCTTCTACTAAAGATTCTCTGACTGATGTTTTATCTTGCTTCTTAGCAGTTAGATGTTCTAATACTGTAAGTCTGTTGTTTACTAAGGTAGAAGGATCTACTAAAGTATCTACTGTGTGAGCTTCTATTAGACAGTAAGTAGCTGCTAAGGGTTTGTAATCTGCTACTTTCATAGAGAAGAAATCTTCTACATTGTAGGAGTCCTTGATCTCTTTAATAAGATTGTACTTCTGATTCTTTAGAAGAGTCTTATCCATCTTTCTAGCTACCTCTAATATAGTAGATACAATGTTATCTGCTTGTACTTGAGATACACCTCTATTCTTTGAGATAAACTCATACAGTTTAAATTCTCTAACTAAGGTGGACTTCCCTGTAAAGTACTTCTTTATGATCTTTAGAGCAGGTGATTCTACACCCTCTAAAGTATCAGAAGCTACTTGCTTTACAAGGAGTTCAAATATCAATCCTGTGTTTTTGTATTTACTGTGTTTTACTTTCATCAGTAGTTGTTTACTCTAATAAATATTTGTTAATCCTCTAAATCCTTAATATTAGATTCATCTAGTAATTTAGACTCTTCTTCCTTACTCTCAAATAAGAAAGTTTTCTTTGGTTGGAACATATCTTTGTTCTTGAAGAAGATGGATTTTGTTCTTTGATTAGAAGTTTCTTGTAACTTATCTGGTGTCTGATCATAGCCGCCTTTCATATCTCCAGCACCTAATCTATCCTGTCCTAAAGGATCATCCTGTGTTCCTATCTTACTTGCTTTCTCAATAGGTCTTCCTACTGGTTCTGATTCATCATACCCTACTGGTACTTTATTATCAGATGACGCTCTTCTACCATATAGAGAAGCTAAATCATGTGGTGTACCAAATGATACTCCTGTTTCTGCAGGATCATTACCTTCATTCTCTATCTGTGCCATTCTAAATCCTCTAATACCATCTTGTCTGATAAGATCTCTCATTTCAATAATCTTATCATCAGATAGACTGAAGAGGTGTTCATAAACATACTCTGTAGAGAATAACTTAGAGTCAACCATAGTAGAGGCTAAATCCATCTTCTCTTTCATCAACATTATCCTCTCTTGTTCATAAACAATAGAAGGATTAGTTAGTGAGATTTCAAAGTTAGTTAGACTCTCTCCTTTGTATCCTTGGGTGTAGAGATGTACCAGGGCTATCTTAGTAAGCTCTGATTCCATTATTCTCTGGATTCTCTCTACTGTTCTTGCAAATCTGATATCTTCAGCTGCAAGTGTTGCTTTACCTTGAAGGTCTCCTTCATATCCAAAGTAGGCTTTTGGTACTTTCAATGCTGCAAACATCTTCTCTCTCAAGTACTCAACATCTGCAATACCGTCATACTGTAGACCTGGTGTTGTGTCTATTCTTGTAGAAGTATCTGATCCTCTAACAGGTAGGTAGAAGTCCTCCATCATGTTTTGCATGTTGAACTTCAAGTTGTACTGTCCTGTTTGTGGATCTACATAAGGTGTCTTCTTGATTTGATTGACAGTCTTTTGCATGAACTGCTCAACTTCCTGCGGAGGAATCTGTCCTACATTGATGTAGAATACTCTCTTTTCAGGAGCTCTCATGATTCTGTGAATCAGCATTGCATCTTCCATCAAGGTCAATTGCTTGAAGATCTTTCTAGCAGGTTCAATAAAAGATCTACCATAAGGAAGATAATTGGTATCAGATATCAACCTAAAGTGTGCTACTTCATAGTTATCTAATCTAATTGTACTCTTATCTGATTTTGGGATGTTATTAGGATCTGCTGATGATGCTAGTCCATCTGGGTCAATCACAAACTCTACCTTAGTAGGGTCCTTAGGATCTCTACCCTCATACCTCACCATATTGTAAACAGTATAAGGAATAACATTGTAAACACCAAACTCTTCTGCGATCTCTAACTTCAAGAAGAAGTCTCCATACTTACACATCTGTCTGGTCCAAGACCATAGGTTGAACTCTACATTGAGAACATCATAAAATAAGTTGTGTAGTATCTTTTGAATGTTTTCATCTGATGATTTGATAGTTACTAAATCTCCTACATCATCTTTCAATGTAGATTCATCAGCAATAATATCTAAGGTAGAAGCAATAATTGGATCTGTATCCATAGCTTCATAATCAGAGTATAACTGTATCCTAAGAGTCTGATAGTTCAGATTAGGATTGAAGATGTTCTTATTGTTGTAAATGTAAAGTCTGGAAAACCTATCTATAAGAGAGTTGGTCTGATACTTACCAGTTGTCTGAATCTGATTGATGTCAGCGATCTTCAGTTGAGTACCTCCTACATTTCTAACTACTACATCAGTAGCAAAAAGTCTTTGGAGTCTACTAAATAATGTGGTATCTGCCATCTATTGTTATATTTTATATAAATAGTTCTATTTTAGTAACCAAGAGATGTCTTCAACATGACCTGATCCATTATCTATAAGATAAGGATTACTTTGTTGAAAACCAACTTGAATAACAGAATTATTTTTTTTATTTAGATTTGTTATAGAACTCAACTGGGCTCTGGTTAGATCCATCCCTTGTTGTCTCATCTGTAAAGCAGTATCTCTGACATATAATCCAATAGCAAATGCCATTACCAAGTCATCATTGTATCCTACTTGAGCCTGAGGTTTTCCATTCTTCCAGATAAATACTCTCATCTCCTTTAGTAATCTCTCTGAATAAATCTTTACAGACTTCTCATGAACATATTCCATCATCTTTGCAACAAGCAATGGTCTTACTTTAGCTGAGTTAGTAAATCCAGGTGTTAGCTTGTCTCTCTCATACTTTGCCATATAACTCTGAACAGTCTCTTGATCTGATGAGGAAGAGTAGTAAAGGTTTCTGTACTCTCTTTCCATAATCTGTTCAATAGTAGCCCAACCAATGTTTGCGTTCTCTACTACTAATAAAGCATCATTGTACTCAGAAGCAATACCTACTAATACATTACCAAACTCTTTTGGAGATAACTTACCTTTGTATTCAGCTACCTGTTCTGCTCCTTCTACATCAAAGATGTGATAGGTAGAAAAATCCTGTCCATCACCTCTTGCGACATCAGCTACAACCATGTAACTCTTCATTGGATCTCTATGCTTCCATATCCATAAGTTTCTATCTATTCCCCTTACTTCAATAGGTTGAACAGTTGAAGAGGTTTCGTACCAGGTTAGTACTTCAGGGTCTAATACAGTATCTCCAGAAGATAAGAAGTCACAGTCACATTCCTGTGCTGCCATCTTTGGACCTAAGTCTCTATCTTGTAACTTTCTCCATGCTTCTGTTCTCTCAGGGTGTACTGACCAAGGTAGCTTTACAGGTGTGAAACTGTTCTCTCCTAACTCAGCCTTTTGCCAGGTCTGATGAAACCAGTTTCCTATTCCATTAGGAGTAGATAAAGCCATACACTGTCCACCTGTTGCTAAGGTTTGTTGAGCGGCAACATAAGTCTCTTCAATGTTATCAATAAATCCTGCTTCATCAATCAATAACAGTGATACTGCTTCTGATCTTGCTGCATCAGAGTTAGAGGATTTAGCAGTAACTTTTGAACCATTACTAAGTCTCAAAGATAACCTATTCTTCTCTACTGCTTTTAGCCTCAACCAAGAAGGTAAATGTTCATACATGAACTGTACTTTGTTGACTAGGTTCCTTGCAGTAAGTTGAGTAGTTGCTAATGCTAATACATTCTTATTATCATGGAAGAGCATCAACCACATTGCATATCCTGCTGCTAAAGTAGAAATACCTAACTGCCTGGATTTTAAAGTAATAATGTTATTGTTGTCTCTGAATATGTTCAATACCTTCTCCTGGAATGGATACAGTTCAAAAGGTATCCTTCCTCTCTGTGGGTGTTGAATATAACAATACTTCTTCATAAAGTAAGCAGGGTCCTTTTTACACCTTGCATACTCCTGTAGGATTGCTCCTCTAACTTTCTTTGGATCTATCTTTTGTTCATTCATTTTCCTATCTTCCAGTACATTCGGCCTGATATGATGGGATGGAAATCTGAATCTATTCCTAAACCAAAACCGTATACATTTCTTTTCTTATTCACATACATCAACTCTCCACTAATGTAATCTATTGGAGATTCACTCTGTACAGGATTTATCATCCCTCCTATCGAAATACCTCCGAAAAGTTCCCTCCTGTAGAGGTAAACAGTATTAGTAACTGTAGTTGTTGGGATGAATATGTTGGATTGAACATCTCTAAATGAAATTAAGTTTCTAGTAATAGTGTCATTTACTATGATAGAACCTAATGTATCTATCTGAATAGTATCAGTATAGAAGTATTTTGCGTAGTAATCTTTCAATACAGAAACAGTATCAATAGGTGTAGAGAAAGTATCTATGTTTATAACTACCTTCTCAACTATCTTAGGAACATACTCTGTCTTCTCTACCTTTACAGTGTCCCACTTTACTATAACTTCTGTCTTTACTATCTCATCAACAATAGGATCTACTCTTCTACATTGTGTCAACCACAGTAAAAGTATTCCTAAGGATAGGATGATAATATGTTCAAACTTAAAACCTCTCATATCTGTAAATATATAAATTACTTTTTCTTGTAGTCGCACATAATATGTGATGGGTACAGCTTCCCTTGTTTGTTTCGAATATTGATTTTAAATTTATATTTTTCAGATTCAAATACAATATCTATTCTCTTACCTTTACCTGTTTTTCCTCCATACTGTATTTCTATACCAGAGGTGGGTTGTGATGCTGCTTTATTATATTCGTCTCCTACGAAGAAGAATTCAGTCGTTCTACCTCCTTTTAGCATATAGTAACCTGTACCTATACCGCTTTCTACTAATCTGAATAGCTTCTCTTTGTCGTAGTCAGTAGTAACTTTATGGTATTGTGAAAAGTCAGGACCGGATCCATCTTCTTTGTATTCATTGAATACTTTGCAGAATAGTTCATTGTCTATACCAAAAGTATCCAAAAGGGATACGCCGTTCGGAGTGTCTATCTTACCATCGGAGAAATCGTCTTTGGGGAAAACAGTTACAGCGACACCGGAGTTAAAGAATGTTAGAGTTCCTCCAAATTTTAGAGAGAGGTATATGGTTTCTGATCCTTTGAGAATTGTCAGGTCAGTAAGTGTTGCAGCTAAATTCTCTCCTGCGAATCCTATGATCGGTCCTTTTTCTGTAAACTCTAAGGGTCTTCTCTTATTTTCTCCTCCTTCACTCTTAACGTTAAAGTTAGTAGTCGTTAGTGAGAACTCTCTTATAATTGATTTAGTAAGTTCTGGGTGAATGTATTCTTCAGTTCCTGCTTTATAGTTGTTTAAGTCTTGAGCAATCTCTTCCTCAAACTTCAACCCCTTACTATTAACGCCTCTACCTCCTCTTGAACCTTCCCCAAAACTAATAGAGAGACCGTTCCATTTGATAAATTCGTTAATATCTTCTATTTCAATTCCTAGACCGTTTTCTAAATGCTCTATAAAATCTCTATTATTCTTTAGAGCTCTTGTTATTTTAGGGCTATTCTTCTTACTGGGATCTAGTGCTATCGGGTCTTCGACCTTCAGTCCGGGGAATGATTTTACTACTTTAAACAGTTCTGCTACTTTGGGGTTGCTTATCTGTTCAGCAGAGGTAGGAAATTCAGTATAAGCTTCGGTTAAGTCTATCCCAAAAACTTCTCTTAAGATTTTAAGATCGTCTTTGTTAGTGAGATCTGGATAACCCTTTTCTGTTCTCCATGACCACTCTTGTATGAGTTTATCTAGTGTATCCATTTTTATTCTTCCTTAAAACCTCTCATATCTGTAAATATGTTTTAACTGACCTTTAAGTGTACTGATGATATTGAGCTCTGAGATCCAGCATAGTTTACTATGTCAGTTACTGCATCTCTTACTTTTTCAGGGTCACCTGTTTCTAATACCTTTATCACATAAAGTGCTTGATACTTAGAAGAGATCCAATCTGTGGATTTCTCTCTTAGTTCTTCTTCTGTAATATTGAACTCTCCATGTTTTTTAGCTAACTCAATGAACTCTTTTATAAAAGAACTTGATAACTCTACTGCTCTCTTTAATGCTTCTTTCTGTGCAGGAATATCTCCTGCTCCATTTTTAGATAAAAGCATCTTCAATACTCCTCCTCCAATCTTACCTTGAGAAGCTGTCTTACCTTTCAATTCTCCTTGGAATTGTGATCCATCTGTTGAAAAGGTTCTTAGTTGCATCTTTGCACTAGACTTGAAGTTTATATAAGCATCTTTAGAGGTAGGAGATACAATAGCAGAAGCATACTCATCTTTCTCTGACTGTAACTCTTTTGCTCTAACTGTTAGTTTGCTTTCAGGACCTAGTTTCTTTAGTGATGCTCCTAGTAACTTTCTTTCATCAAATAACTCAATCATCTGATTATTTAGTTCTGCAATACTTCCTGTCTTTAGTTGAAGGTTCTTTACTGCAGGGGATACTAACCAGATATCTGAAGGGTTCCATTTATCATCTTGAATCTTCCATCCATTATCTTTTCTAACCTTTTTCCAGGCTTGATAAACACTCTCTACAAACTCTGATCCTCTGTGGAATTCAAATCCTTTTCCAGCATACCCTAATAACATCTTAGCAGTGTTGATAAAAGTACCTGCCCATCCTGGTGAGTTAGTGATAAAGTAAATAATGTTCTCAATAGAGGATGTAGTGTTGATATCTTTAGCAATTGATTCTAGATTCTCTTTTGTTAGGTCTTTAGATGAGATATCAGATCCTATTTTTTGAGCTAAGGCATTTACTGCACACTGACAGGATTCTTGAATATCTGTTTGTGCTGCTCCGCCTCCTGAACCTTTTCCACCTCCAAAGTCGGCAGTCTTTTTTAACTTACTTGTGGTGATTGTATTCCCGTCTTTATCTTGTAAAGTAACAGGTCCTTTATCTGGTGTCCATGCTTGTAGTTCAGCAACTTTTTCACCTTTGGGATCATAGACAGTAAATGTCTCTTCTCCTTTATCTAACTCTAAAGGTTCTCCTTTCTTAATCTTCTGTATTAAGATATCAACTCTCTCTACTTTCTTTTTAGAGTTCTGTTTACCTAACTCTTTAGGTGTCAAAGGTGATTCAGTTAGATCTATTCCAAAAGTTTCTTTTAGTATCTTTAGATCTCCTTTGTTGTTGAGATCGGGATAACCCTTTTCTGTTCTCCATGACCACTCTTGTATGAGTTTATCTAGTGTATCCATTTTTATTCTTCTCCTGTATCAAAGACATCTTCTCCTTCTGCATCTGTGGTTCCTGAATCAGCTCCGCCTGCGTCTTCTTCTCCTCCGAAATCGTCTCCTCCTTCTTCAGATCCAAACTCATCATCACCTGATGCAGTTTCACCAGCAGGTCCATACTTTAGTAACTCATTCAACCTACCTAAAGCAGCCTGGTACTCATTGATGTTCTTCAAAAAGAATCTCTTTCCTTCTATCTGTGCTTGAAATCCTTTTCCTAACCACTTCAAAAGAAAAAACTGACCATTCTTTAAATGAACCTTGAAAGTAGAAGGTTTAGGAGATACCCAAGAAATCTCATCTACAAAGAAATCATACTCTTTGGTCAATAACTTTATAATATTGTCTCTTAGAGTTGGGAACTTTGAAAGGATCTCATCAGTAGCAGTAGGAAGTTCTCCTCCTTCTGCAAGTACCTCAAAGTAAACCTCTTCTAATAACTCTACTATCTGTTTCTTATTCATCTTTGTCTAGTTCTTGGTCTCTATTTGTTCCAGCAACCTCTTTATCATACATTGCTTCTAACTTCTTCTTAGTAATAGTTAAAGTCTTTAGTTGATCTACTACTGATTTATCTCCTTCTGTGTACTTCTTAGCAAGATCCTTCATTATAGCAATAACCTGGTCAAGTGCTGTCTTAGTTTCAGATGCTTCTTCTTCTGAGGGATTTGCTTGTAAAGCTTTCCAGTTAGAGTAGTCATACTCGTCCCAAGGAGCAATCTCCGTTTTGTTGAACGAGCCTTCTTGACCCATTACTGGTTTACTGTTCAAGTAATGAGTTTGGAGGTGAGTTTCTTTCTCAAAAAATTGATCTACCTCTTCTTGCGAAGGCATGTATACATCGTATTCGTTTACTGCTTCGCCTAACATTGAGATTGCTTTGTCAAGTTTATTAAGCATACTACCATACTTGTCAGCGATTGGGCCACCTTCTGGTTCTGCTTCTTGCTCCATATCACTCATGATTTGAGCACGTTTGTCTTTCAATGCTTTTAGTTTTCTTAAT